GATCCATAAACCCAGCCTGCGGCGGCGCATTTGGTATTGGCTGTACAGACGGGTTTTCATATACAGGAACCGCCTGAGAAGTCGGTGCTTGCGTCTGACGTTGCATGGCCTGAGCCTGCATCAGCTTGAGCATTTCTTCGTCTTGTGGACCAAACTGATTTAACAAGGCCATTACATGCCCCCCATCTTCGATATTAGGCTTAACAAGCCACTGAGTTTGTTTTCGTCTTGCGAGCCAATGAGCTTAGATGCCATTCCAAGCATATCGCCGCCAGAGTCGCCAAGATTTACTGGGGCAATAGGTATAACGTTTGGGCCAGACACATTCATCTGTGGAACCTGCATTGGCTCAGATCTCAAGGCAGACATTGCCGCCATACCCTGCTGTGGCGTAATTTGGAATCCGCTACGTTCTGCTACTGGCATTTGAATATTTGGCGCAGGCATGTTCATCTGCGGAGCCTGCATCACTGGCGCTTGCTGTTGGGCCGCAAGTTGTTGCATTAACTGCGCCTGCTGTTGCCTGCGCATTTCATCAAGCATTGCCTGTTGCATTTCGTATTGATTCATTTATGACACCATTCCATAATCAACGGCTAGATACCCGCTGATATTTCTAATTGCCTGCGGTATGACCTTTTGTATCTCCTGAGCAATAACGCCTTCAGATAGGCCAGATAAGCCAAGCTTTTCGGCCTTGTCGTTCCACTTCCAAGAATACCAGTTATGGCCGCCATTGGTTTTCTTGATTAGCTTAATGTCTTCTTTAAGGCTTATGTCGCTAAATCCCATAGCGCCAGCAAGGCCAATCCCAGCGCCAAGGTAGTCAAACAACCCTAGCTGTTTTTGTGTTGTCTGAGTCTGAGGAACTGGAGCCGCGCCAAGAGCTGTAGCAAGGTATCCAAGAGACCGCTCAGGCTGTTGTTGATATTGCTGATACTGGTTTCTAATGGCATCAATGATTGCCTGCTGTTGAGATTGTTGTAAGGCTCCTTGTTGCTGTAAGCCTTGCTGTACAGTCTGGCCCATGCCGAATGCGTCCTGAGCAAGATTACCCATCTGCCCTGCGGCTCCAAGTCGAAGTTGTGCGCCTTGCAGACCTGCACCTTGGTTCGCCAATCTTGCCTGCATCTGTCTAGCAAGGTCTTGCTGTGCAATGTTTTGCGCTTGCGTATAGCCCTGCTGTCGCAAATTTGCCGCAGTGTTTGCCATCTGCTGACCAAAACCAAGGTTAGTTAGTGACTCAGATACGCCGTGCCGTGACCCACCAAATGCGCCTGCCTGTTGAGCCTGAGCGCCCATCTGACGCTGTTGCATCTGGCGCTGTGACTCAAGGTCTTGCATTGTCGCATCAATGACTTGCTGAGTGTACGGGTTCATGTACTGGTTCATGTTGACATTGGCCATTGTTCCAGCCTGAACTTGTTGCGGCGTATAATTCATGCCCTGCGCAGTTCCCATCATCGAGCCGGTTAGTGCTCCAGATGCTTTCTGAAATATGTTTGGCTGTGCCTGATTCTGCTGAACAGGATCCGGCTGAATTCTTGGCATTTGCGGGTTCATGCCAAAACTAATGCCGTCTGGCGATCGGCCTACTAACGGTGCTTGAGTTGCCGGTGCCGATTGGACCGCTTTTGGTGGTGCTCCTGCCATGTTATTCTCCGTCGTTCACATAAACTGGTACGGCTTCACTTATCGGAGCAGATGCTCCGCCCTTTCCAGATCCGATGGATCCTCCGCCAACCATTGAAGAGGTTGGGATATAAGGCCCCATGCCTGAAGCCACATACGGGCCAATTCCGCTTGTCGGACTCCATGATTGGCCGGTAGGCATGCTTGGTACATTATTAAAGCTAGGGCCAGACATTCCAAACATGCTCAACCCTGCATCCATGCCGCCAGCTAGTGGGGCGCTTGTTGGCCCTCCTTCTCCTCCGCCACCGCCCATTACCGGCGGTCCTGCTTGCGGATATCCACCAGCATTTGGCCCTGCAAATTGAGAGCCATAGATGGCGGCCTGCTGTGGCTGATTCTGCTGGAAATCTCTAACGGCACTTTCAAACCCAAGGCCAGAGCCGTAGCCCATTAGGCCGTTGCCAAAGTCTTGCGCCTGCGGGATTGTTGATGCCACATTCATTTGCGGTGCAATACCAAATGCACTTGCCGCATCTGCCGCCGACTGCATCCCTGCAATCTGCATTGGATTAAATGCCGCAACCTCTGGGCCGTAATATGGCTGATAGCCCATCCTTGCTAGTTGCTCGGCTCTTTGCAGGTTTCTGCTCGCCGGACCTTCTATCCAATATGGTATTTCTACCTTTGATGTCTGGCCACCGCCTTTTCCACCACTCATATGATCTCCTTTGCAAGGGTAGTGAACTGCTCCTTGTACCCTTTATGCTCTAAAACTTTTTTCCAGCCTTTACGGCCTGCAATTGTTAACGCGCTACATCCTTGGGCTTTAGCGAACTCAGTAGCAGAATCATCCATATCGATAATCTGATCCATCTCTCCGCCGGCCAAGAATATATGCAACACCCTTTTTCTTGGGTATGTAACGATCTCCGTTACAGCACAACCACGCTCGGCAGGCCAGAACTGCATTTGACCAGAATAAATTCCTCTTACAATGTCATCCCAAGTATGGGTGTCGCCACTTAGGTCAAGCGCCGCCTGTAACCAAGGTCTGCATCTGTTTAGCTCGTCAAACACTGTTATTGCCTCAATCTCGTAACGTTAAGTATAACAGATGGCGTTGCCGGAGCGAAGGCAGTTGCCGCAGACGCATCCAGAGACACTGCGGCGTCATCTGTAGCCCAATACGCTTCCAAGTAATCACCTTCAGCGAAATTAAAAATGGCGCTTCGAGACATTACAATCGTGCCTCCATTATTGTGAAGCGACACCTTGATTGTTGAGTTTGGAATGTCAGTTCCATTAACTCTTGGCCAGAAGTAAAGGGTCTTCGTTGATGATGATGTTGATGTAATCTGAACAGAAAAGGCGACCATGTAATAGCCCGCCTCCTCGAACACCACGCGCGATGCCGGAGACCCAAGTGCCACGCCGTCACCAAACGGGCTTGAATCCCACGTTATGGCGGTTGCCGTGTTTGCCGTTGTAGATTGGTCGGTGTTGCTTACAAACGCCGCATAGCCGTCTGCCAGAACGATCTGGCGATACTCTCCGTTCTTTGATACAACGGGGTATCCATCAGTTGACCAAAGGATAACGCCGTCCTCGGTCGCGGGTGATCCAGTCTGCAAAAACTCAAGCTTTGATCTTACCCGCATCAGGTAATCGTTTATTCGTTCGCCCCACCTTCTGTAGTCGGGCGAGTTTGGTGATGGAGGCCTTTCGCTCATCTTCGCCCACCAGCTATGATGTTGATTCTAGGAACGCCAAACCTCCAGTCGTTTAGTTCGCTCCCGTTGATTCTGAGCCTAAACTGGCGACCGGTAAACCTAACGTCTGTCGGGTTTGCAGTTGAGTATGGGCCGTATGACCTCTCAACGTCATTTGGATGGAATCTTGTTTTAAAGGATACCGTAACCTGACCCTGTGTAAGCTCGTCTGGGACCAGTTGGTTTACCTTGGCAACTGAGTCGCCATCGGCAATCATTATTGGTCCGGTCTCTGCGTAACTGGTGTATGGCGAGTGATTGTATCCGTCCTCGTGGTTATAGACATTACCGTCTTCATCAATCCAGATAGGGTTTCGGAATACGCCAGAGTCAATCCCAGTGGTTCTATTCAGGCGGCCTATGTTCCAGTGGTTCTCTTTGTAATCGTAAGCCACATACGAGTCGTTTTCATTGGAATCGCCTGACGGGTAAAACCACCATACCTCTCCGAACTGAGAGTTGTGTACAGCAAAGGTCTTTGATCTTTGAGCAACGTTCATGTTGTTAAATACATGGTCAATTACTTCGCATGGCATTTCTGCAACGGCGGACCCGTCAAACATAAAGAAGCCATTTGTGCCCATCCAGAATGAGCCCTGATCAAATGATACAGCGGCCTTTCTTGATATCGCGCCGCAGGCTGTCCCAACACGCTCAAAGCTGTATACAAACTGAGGCCCGATGTATGTAGCGGTATGGGCATCGGTCGTGGTTAAGATTAGAGCCTTGCCCCGTGCCCGAAGGCCGCACAGTATCTCGCCGTTTGTCTGAAGCTCAAAGTCACCGGCCTCGTTAGTTGCAAGCGGAGACCACGTTGTGTTGTCTTCCTTGTCTGACCATTTAATTAGCCTTGGGTTGCCATCAGCGCCAAGCGCAAACAAGAACCGCTCCTCTGTAACCATGAGGCCAAGGCAGTCTGCTGGTGAGTTTGCTATCTGCGCGGCAGGGCTTGCAAGGTTTAAAGTCCACTCGTAAAGCTTGCCGTCATCAACAGAGCAGGCAACAAGGTATTCACCCCAGTTGTCTAGTGACCACGTTGTGCATTCAATCGCCGCGCCAGAACTTGGTCGCGCAGTTCCATAAGTGCCGGACCCGTAATAATAACCGCCATACCCAAGGTTTATTTGGGCGTCAACATTTCCTGCGGTCAGGCCAACAGGGGTTATATCTGTAGCTGTGCCACCGGAATTAATATGGAAAAGCTTGTTGTAAGTGCCAACCGCAATCCGAGACTCCTCAGAGTTATCAACCCATGAAACAGCGCCTCGACCGGCAGAGTCTATGGCTGACCCAGCCTTTAAGGTCCACCCGCCAATTGGCCGCAATGAGCCGTCTCGCCATCTTACGAGATTTACATCAAGCCACCTGTTGGCACTTTCAAACTCTGTGCCGTGGCTTCTAACTCCTGCCGGTATTTTTATTGAGGCCAGTGGCATCTACTTCTCCAAAAATACATAAACACCAAAAACAGTTGCAGAGCACCACATCAAGGCATCTGCGGCCAGTTCACGCTGTGCGGGAAGCCAGACTGATTGGTTATGTCTCTCAAGCTCTGGCGGTATACCGACCAAGAGGCTTTTGCAGACTCATCGAGCGGGCAATCAGCCAACTGAGTCCAGTCGCAATCAGAAAGCTTCTGGTTTCTCAGCTCTCGAATAGTCATCGCCCTTGCATCTGTTTCTTCTTGGGTTGCGCTTCTAACAGACCAGCCAAGAATCCATGCGCCATTTACGCTTACCGGCTGGCTTTCACGCTCGGCAACCTGATCTGGCTGAACAGAAGGCTTCGCGGCAAGTGACACTGGATACACGCCCCATTCAGCAAGAGTTTCACTGCTGATGTTTTTTGGGAATGACGTGCTTGGGTTGTCGCTACGCAACTTGCTAACCGAGTATGGGAAAGACTCTATTACTTCGTTGACTACTTTTACGTACATATTTTAATCCTATCTGATAACGACCGAGCCGCCAGTTAGTGCGCTGTTTGTTATAGACCCAGCTATGGTTAAAGCTGTCGGCGTACTGTAATCAACAGCCTTTACAATATCCCCGTTTGATCTAGCGCCAACAAACAGAACATTTCTTGCGGCATCAACCGCTATTGTTTCTATGATAGTTCCGATAAATGAAGCATCGTATAAAGTATCAAGCCTGCTCAAGCTTGATGTATTGCTTATGTCTATAGATGACAGATAGCCGTCACCTAAAACAAAGGCGACATTATTACTCCAATCAACATTTAAAAATGTTACATCTGGAATGTTTGTTGCATCCTTTACCGACCCAAGAAGCGAGATTGACGCTGGGTTTGTGACATCAAACATGCAAACGGCGTTGTTTACAGAAGATATCGTTATTAGCTTTGTGCCGGTAGGGTCAACATAACCGACAAACTCAGGGCCATAATGATCGCTGGAGAATAAGCTTTTTGTTGATATCAAGGTCATGTTTGATGGGTCGCTAACATCAATAGATGAAAGCGATGAAAGCCACCCGACATACAAAACGTCATTAAGCTTATCAAGCGCCATCATTCGAGTGTAATGGCTAAACAAAGCAGACTGGGTAAGGGAAATGCTTGACGGGTTTGTTATATCGAGCGATGTAATTCGATAAGAAGCGGAATTGCCAACAAATACAACATTCCTATCGCCATCTACAGCGTAATGACTTGCGGAATCAATCGTTGTTGCGTTTGAATACGTATCAAGCACCGCAAGAGATGATGAGTTACTAAAATCAAGACTGGTTACGCTATCGTTTAAGGTATTTAAGAAATAAACAACTCGCTCATTAATGTCTAAGCCATAGCCATACCCAAGGCTTAAATCTGTGCTAGATATCGTATCTATTACTGACATGCTTGCCACATTGGAAATATCAATGCTTGCGGCCTCGTTTGCGCCACTGTTAATCAAAACAGATGCAGGCACAACACCGCCCGATTGGGCTGATGCGGCAACAAGCTTTTTGCTAATCATTAAGAATAGCTCCCAACATAGGCGCCGTATAGAACTGAGTTCTCTTGCCACAAAACAACAACATCGAGCCCGCTAAGAATTGGGGCAGAGTTTCCAGATGATGTTACCCAAGTCATTGTCGGCCAAGTAACCGTGTACGTGTCGCCATCTACCAAGCGAAGAAGGACAGATTCTCCGTCTGCTATTGATTCGGTGAACGTTGTATTTGCAGATAAGGTCTTGTACTGGATGCCGCCGTTGGCTGGATCAATATCTGTTCCGGTCAAAGAATAAATCACGTCCTGAAAGTAGCCGCCATTTATATCAATACCAGTTATCGGCGTTGTTCCATCGAGCAGATCATCAAGGGTATCAAAGTTGGCGTTTAACTTGGTTCCCCAAGTGTTCTCTGACGCACCTATCTCAGGCTTCGTCAAAGAGTATGTGCTGGTTGTTGTGTCAGCCATTAGCCTAGACCTCTATTCTTCATTACAATGCCTGAGCCGCTCATTCTGGCGGCCTCAGATGAAATATTGATCTTCTGTACAGCCACACCATATAGTTGAGCCCATATAGTGCTACGCTCGTCCTCTTGCAAGTATGGCGCAGAGTGAATTAGCGCCCCATACAAATATATGTCTGGGCTATCGGCCAGAAGCCAGTTACTGGTGTTCAAGTCAGATAGTGCGTCAATTTTACCATAATATAGGATCTCGCCTGAATAAGATTCGTCAGGCGTTGGGTACAGCTCTATCTTTCCTGCTACGTGAGCGTAAAACTGAGGAACGCCGGCGGTGTCCTCGCTGTTTATTCTCTTGTCTGCAATCGCTTCGCGCGAGGCAAGCTTGATCGGCTTGGTGTTTCCTGCATTCAGAGATATGGTCTCAACCCATCCGTTTGGGAGCGTAACATACTCAGAATTTAACGTTATTGCAGACCTTGACTCCATGCGCCAATGGCGAATGTCCCTGTTGATCTGGGATTCGGCTAACGCAATAAAAGTTGGTATTGCTGACGTGAGATCGTCTCGGTTGAGAAAATCAGCGACAGCAGACTTTAGTTCTGAATATGTTGATATTGCCATTACAGAAATACTCTACTCGGTGAGTTAGGTACAACACCATAAAGCGCATCAATCGCTTCAACGTCTTCACGGCGGCCATCGCCTACCAATCTTACATTCACATGCCATCCATCAACAGGCGCAGTCTCAGGGTATTCGTTGCCCTCATCGTCCGTAAGCATATTGCCCGTTGGCTCATGAATGACACCAACCAGATCAATGGCGTAATCGTGTGAGTGTGTAACGAGATAGGCGTCACCGTCTGGTGTCTGCGTAGACTCGCCCGTCTCTTCGTCCACTACGGTTACATAGTCCTGCTTGTAGAATGCCGCAAACGCTGTAGGCAGGTCGGCTTCTGATGGCAGTTTAATGTAAAAGTCAGTCTTTGGTGTTTCAATGATTAGTTCGTCCATTACGATGTTAGCTCCTGTAACTTAGCGTTTGATAGACGCTTTGGTATGTATTGTATTGATTT